GACCTGTCGCTTTATCGCCGCGCAGTATGCGCCGGGGTCACGCTTGTCCTGATTGTCCGCCACGCACGCGTCGAAGTCCTCATAATCGCCCATTGGCATGGTTGTATATCTGTGGCCGGAGCGTTTAGTGTTTGGCTACAAAAGGCACAGACGGGACACTTCGATGGCATGGCAGAGGTTACGCCCGAAGCGTCTTAGAGGTCACGCCATCCCGGCGGGGCCTTGCTGAACGTGGACCTCTCCCCAATATGCACGACGAACGAATCCGGCCGCGCCATGTCGTCCGGCATATCGGCGTCGTGTTCCGGGGCCTCGTCAACCATTTGTTTCAGTTCCTTTAGCGGGACGGGCGTGCCATTTGCCGCGAGTGGGTTCGTCTGTTCAATCAACCACTCACACGCGTCCGTCTGGCGGTTGTCGCCCGGTTCTGCACCCGTCCAATAGAATAGCGCGTCGCCCTCGCCACGCTCTTCGTAGCCGATTTCGCGGGCGCGGTTCAAGGCCGCGCTCGATTCCGTCCGGGCGATACGCTCCGCCTCGTCGCGTGGGATGTCGGCGAAGTCCATAACGGATTCGGTGATGCTGTCCAGCGTGAAGTCGTCGGTCCCGACGGCGTCGGCCATGACCTGCCGGAAGTCCATAATCTCGTCGCCGCTTATCGCCTCGATGTCGCTAAAGATAGCGCCATCCTGTATCGCCTCGCGGATTCGTTCGAGCACGAAGTCGGGCGTTCCCGACGCCGCGAAGTCGACGAGTGTGACTCCCGTATCCTCGGCGGTGGTGACGCCCTGATACATTTCCATCAAGGGCCGGTCCCAGTCGGGCGCGTGTTCGAGGTCGCGGTCCGTCACGCCGCCGTCGCTATTTCCCGTATCACCGTCCGACGCCTGCCGGGCCTCGTCCAGTTCGTCTTGTTTGTCGTCGGCCCACGCAATCCCCTCGTCGCCGCCCCACGCCTTCCACGCCATCCAGCCACAGTCGGCGCGCCCCTCGTCGCCCTGTTCCTTGTCGTCCTCGAACCGCTCAAAGGCCGACATACTCTCCAGTTGGTCCTGCGAAATGGGGTCGCCGCTGTCGAGGTTGTTCGCTACGGCCCACCCGGTGTCGGTCAGGCAGTCGTTCGGGTTGCCGGTGTCCTCCCGCGCTTCGAGCGCCATGCGGGCGTTCTCTTGTGCCGCTTCGGGATAGTCGTCCATCGCCACGTCCTCCACGTCCTGTAACGTCCGGTCGTCGTTGAACAGGCCACCGAGTGGGTCGTCGCCCGGCGGGTCCCCGGCTTCGCTCTTTTCTATTTCGCCCGGCGAGCGGTAGGAGTCGGCCACCTCGTCGTCCTCCGGTTCGGGAAGGTCCAGCATCCGCGCGGCCTTGTCGTTGCGGATATAGTCCCCAACGCTGTTCAACACGTCGGCCACTTCGCCGATGTCCTCCAGCGGGTCGTCGATTTCGACGGTGATGGTCGCGGTGTGGTTGAACGGGGAGTAATCCCGCACGACGGGGCGAATGACCTTCTTGACGAACTGCTGGCTGAAACTCCGCTGGTTGGCCTTGATGGCCAGCTTCAACAGGGAGAACCGGAGTTCCGCCGGCTTGCCACTCCCCAGCCCATCCGCGCCGACGTTCCCGGCTTCGAGGGGCAGGCCCAGCGCCGTCGTCAGGTTCCGCATATCCATTTCGTGAACGGCCGTATAATCGAAGTTCTCGGCTTCGAGCGTCTCGACGGACACGTCCTGCCCGGTGAAATACGCCGTGTTCGCGTCGGACGTTCGCGGGTCGAAGATGGTCCGAACGCGCCGGAGGTCGTTGTCCCGGACAGGCGCACCGTCCTCGCGGCCGACCTTCACGTGGCGCTGGGGGAACCCGTGGAGTTCGATGGCCTGATTTATCGCGTGTTCGTTCTCCTTGAACGCCGCGATTTCGTCACGGTTCCGCAGGACTTCGCTTATCCCCGTCTTGTCCCGCGCCGACCGCTTGTTCAGGACGATGTTGGCGAGGTCCTCGGCCGGTAGCGTTTGTTCGTTATAGCCGCCTTCACCCATCGTCCGCTGTTTCCACGCGGCGATCTGGCCCCGGTCGTTCGTCACCGGCAGGATGGTCCACGGTTCCGCCGGGAGGAACTCCCCGAACTCGCCGGCTTGTGTTTCGAGGATTTCGCCGACGGCCGCAGGATACCACAGGGCGTCCTCGCCGAGGTCCAGCACCAAGAGGTCCAGATGGGGGAACGCTTCGGTTTCGAGCCACTCCGACAGCGTCATGGGCGTCCCGTCGACGACCTGTTCGGTTCCCTCGTCGTCCTCGACGTGTATCTCCGCGCCCTCGCCGAAGTTCAGCAGGGCTTTGTAGGACATGAGTTGCGCGACCTGCCCGCCGGACTCGCGCATTTCCTTTATCTCCCGAAGGTCTTGGAAGTCGATGTCTTGCCCGGAGAAATACGACCCCGTCGCCCCGCCGGTACTATCGACGGCCGTTTCGGGGTCCGTCTGGAGTGCCTTGCGTTTCTGGCGAACGTATGCTGTCGCGTAGCCAGTCAGGTTGCGAAAAAAGCCGGCGTCGTCGTCTGACATACGACGACATAAAACGGCGAACGGCTAAGGGTTTGGGCTATAACTCGTCGGCGTCCATGTCGGCCAGTCGCTTCGACAAGCCTTGTTGGCCGCCGCCACTGGGATCGGCCGGCCGCTCGTTCGCTTCAACGTTTTTCGAGCAATGGCGACACCAGTATTCCGGTTCGTTTGGGTCCGACCGGCGACACATCGCGGCCGACCGCGCACGCTGTAGGTCCGCCGAATCGCAGTCGGGACAGGCCAGCGTCGTTTTAGTCATCGGTTTCGCCTCGAAGTAATGCCCACAGTTCGTCGCGGATTACACTATGGCAAGCAGGGCATAGGTCCCATTCCTGTGGTCCTATTCCCGTGTGGTTCTGGATACGGAACATCGGGCCGGTCCATGTTTCGTCGATTCGCGTTTCGCACCTGTCGCAAAGAATGGCGTCACTCATAGCTCCACCTCGTCGGGGTCCATATCGGCCAGCACACGCGCCATGCCCGACTGGCAGTTCGTGTGATTCTTTGGCGGCCGACGGCTCGCAGTGACGTACTGTTCACAGTCAAGACAAAACATCGTGTTGACCTTTGCCCGGTCTTTCCGAAGGTTGGTGTTGTCACACTCCGGGCAGGCGAAGACGCTATCCTCGCTCATGCGTCTATCTCCCGTCGCTTGTGACAGCGAACGCATATCTCGCAGTTGGCGTCGTCGCGGACGTAGTGATGGTCGCAGTAGCGGTCGTACATTATCGCAGTTGCTCCGTCACTTCGTCGGCTATCTTCCGCCGCTCGCTGGCCTCAAGCTGGACCGTCTCGACACGCTCGGCGACGGCGTCGGCGATGGCCTCGGCGTCGGTAGGACCGTGCAAGCATTGTTCTTCGAGATAGTGCGGCCAGCTTTGTTGATTGTCTTTGTCGTCGTCCATCGCCAGAAACAGGCTTTCTGGCACTTTCAGGTTCTTTCTCGCCATGCGTACTACGGTTGTATCCACACGCTAATAAGCGTATCCCATGCGTCATACATGGCCCCTATTCCCGCCCATACAGGTCCAGCGTATGCGCGTCCTCGTCATCCTCCCGGTGCCACGTCCGGCCACACGACGGACACGCCCACGCGGGACACGCCCCGCCGTCGAACGCCGCCGTCCGGGGATTGTACGTCGTCGTCGCCTGACACGCCTCGTCGCAGTCGGGACACACCTTCGCCTCGCGCTCGATGCCCAGCACCGACCGGACGGCGCGGGACACGGCGCTGTCGCCCTCGCCGATCAAGAGGTCCTTCGGGTCCATTATTCGTCCCCCCCGTACAGGTCAACGCCCTCGCCGCCGAACGTCCCGCCCAGTGAGACGTTCCGTAGCGCGAGTTCGACGGCGTCCAGCATATCGTCGTGGGTCCCGTCCGGGAACGCTATCCACTCTTGGGAGAACTGTTGCCAGCGGTCGTCCAGTCCGTCGTCGGGCGGCGTCTCGAAGTTCACCAGCTTGATGTCGCCGTTCTCGAAGGGCACCGAGAGTTGGATTAGCCGGTCCTCTTTGTGCATGGACTGGCCGACGCCATGCACCGGCAGGCCCGCTTCCTTCGCGGCTTGCAGGAAGTATTCCTGTGCGTGAACGGACTCGATGTTGATGCTCGGCGACGGGACGCCGGACACGGCTTCGCGGAGCCACCCGACGCCTTGGGACATGGACAGGCCGCGCTTTCGCTTCACGTCCACGACGAACGCTTCGCCGTGGCGTCGGTGGTGAGCGATGATAGCGACGGCCCAATAGTCCGTATCGTTGTCCTGTGCCTTCCGCGCGTCAGATTCCACGCCGAGGTCGACGCCGACGTGAAACGACAGTTCGGAGCTTTCGAGGACATCCGACGGCGCGGCGTGTAGCATATCTCGCGTCAGGACACCGGACCCTATCTCGACGAACTGGCCTTGTACCTCTTGGGCGCGTATCTGGTCGGGCATATCCCGCTCCATTGCCGCTTTGTAGTCGTCAGGAACGAACGGGTTGGCGTCGGTGGGGACGCCGACGAGCGCGCGTTTGTTCTCCGTTTCATACAGTGTGGCGCGGTCGTAGGTTCGCTTTTCGGCGTCCTCGTCGCCCACGAAAAAGTCATACACCGAATCCTTCCCCTTGGGCGTCGTCGTTATGAACCCGTTGCGATACGTCCCGACGCGCAGGCGTTGTTCAAGAATCCTCTGGGCGCGTTCGGGAACCTCCGCCCGCTCGTCAATCCACCACCACGCGAGGTTTAGCCCTTTCAAGCGCTCGATGGTGCGGGAGTTATCGGCCGACAGGATTAGGATACGACCTCCGTCGCCTGTGTGTATGCCGGGTTCTTCGGCATACGACGACTCATAATCCCACGCACCACCTTCGCCGATGAGGTCCATTTCCCGCATAAGCGGTAGGATTGTGTCCTTAATCATACGACTGGCCGGCGCGACTATTGCACCCATCTCGCCGGGGTTCCAGTCGCGGACGTTCTTGACGACGCGCGCCACACCGATGTGTGTCTTGCCACTACCCACGCCTGCCACGAACCCCGTGTATCGCTTATCATCCCACAGGAACGGTTCCTGTGACTTGTACGGGCCAATGTGCATATCAGTTTTGGATTGCGTCTTGGTAGGTGTCTGCTGACTCATGAAGTATAATTTGGGACCCTTCGCGCATATCTGTGTCCTCGTCGCCGTAGGTGTCTCCGTACTGGTTCATGTGCAACTTGAGCCACCCGCGAGTGTCGTCTGATTCCTGCATGGCTTGTTTCAGTTTCGCTCGGTCACGCTTACCGGCCTGCCGACGCGCGCGCGCAGTTTCCTTTGAAAACTGTTCAAAGAC